AAACCAGTTTCAGTCTATGAGACTATTCCAATTAAGGGACAAACAGACGAAGACGTAGTTAATCTAGGATAAAATGAGAGATTTTACAGTACGTAGTGGTAATTTTGCTGGGACTCATATCATCTATGATAATGAGGAAGAAGCCAGAAATCATAACATAGTTTTTAAAAAACCTTGGTATGATGATAATGTTGATAATGGAGATTGGGTTGTTAGTGATGATGGCTATGTGATACAATGCTTATATAAACGTAAGATTGTAAATAAACGTCATAGGTCAGGACAATTCACAATGTCTTATCGATTTTGTAATGGCACATTCTATTACTATGTTAATAGATTTGGTCAAAAGAGTATAAAGAACTTTTATGCTGTTGCGACTAAATCGCATAAGAATAGCTTAGGCAATAGTGGACGTATGGGTAGATATCTCACTTCTAGAAAGAAAGAGTTTGTTACTTTGATTGCAGCAGGACTTGACCTCTATAGTGCTTATATTAAAGCTTATGAGGTTAAAACGATATCTCGTAATGGGATACTAGTACAAATTAATAAATTGATGGACGATCCAATTGTACGTGAGGAGTTAATGGAACAGATGCAGCCCTTTATCAAGCAGGTTGAAGCCAGCATTAAAGCTAAAACAGGTGCAGATAGCTTAGTGAATTTTTTAGTAGACCAGATAACTGAATTAGTTACTGACCCTAAATCTAAAGTCCCCAAAGATAGACGAGAGAATATTAAACTTCTTGTTGGTCTATTTGGTGAACAACTAGGTATCGCATTGAGAAAGAAACCTAAGAACGAGATAGAGGAGGCTGATTATGAAGTCATTAAACCTCCAGAGTTAGGGTTATCTAATAATTAAATGGAAAGTTAAAGATGAATTTGGATGGATTATCACTAAGTTTAGGTGTGCTATTAGTACCAGGCCTATTGGTAGGTTTATTTTACTTTATAGCATATCTTAAAAATTTGGGTAGATACCCTATGCCAAAATATCTGCCCCGAGAAGATGAAATACTTTGGGCAAGATTAAATGCCAGCTCTATGAGAATATGGGCATTATCTAATACAACTGGATTTAAGTGTGTAAATTGGGATATGGGTCAGTTTGAAGCAGATTCTAACTTACTCAAGAACTATGGCACTAATCCAATATGTTCAGACGTGGTTATTGTCCCCAAGAAATGGGGAGGTTATCACGCCTTAGTAATTACATCTGTAAGTCTCGTGGATAACAGATATCAAGTATATGCTGTCTATCTTGGAGAATACAAAAATGGAAAAATTCAGTCCACAAGATCAGGAATTCGTTACAACGGTATATAGACGCTATAAGAGTAATCCAAAAGTGTTTGTAATGACCGAGGAAGAAAGATTGAAAGCAATGCGAACTGTAGATACAAAAGCATTTGACCTTAATGAAGATTGTCATGTAATATATTATGGCTATATGACCAGTGTATGTTTATTGGGAAGTTCTTTAGGACGAAATAACCGCGGAGAGGATAATCGAGTCGTAAAAGAAGTTCTTGATACGCTTATATATCAGCAAGCTATAAAGATATTATATAGCATTCGTAATGGAGAAGTTACAGATGCAATGTTAGCAGACGCAATGTATATCCAAATGGGTATTGCACATAACATTATTCCTAATCTGTGGGAATCATATGACAGGAAGCGTGTTGGCAGTGCAGCCTATCAGGCTGTGCTAGAACAGGAGAAACGTGATGGCATCGTTAGAAATTAAAGGTGACGTCTACGTAATTAAGTACGGTGAACATAGAAGTTTTCCAATAGGACGCATTAAACAAGACACATTATATTTAGATAGTCCGTCACGCCACAAACCATCTAAATCCTTCGGGATAGATATATTGACTCTTCAGTCAAAGCAGATGGACTATCACTATATTGATGTTCAAGTTAAAAGAGAGCATTGGATTACTTCACGGTTATTTTGGTACCATCATGGTAAATCAATGAAGACCTTGAATGGTAGAGATGAGTTATTCTTACGAGATTGCTTATTTGGCGCAGATAAAGCGATTAAATATGAGAAGTATATGAAGCATATGGAAACAGCACAACTCAGTATATTTGATGTTTTGATGGATCCAAATCCTCAGGCGCTTCCATCTTATGAACAAGCTCTGCAAGAACAAATGGAATATCAAGAATCAATCATAGAAAGAAAAATCGAATTATGAAAGAAGAAATCGAAAGAGATGAAGCTATCAATAATGAATCTTTAATAGCTAAAGAATATGACATCAGCGTGGATGTCGCTACAGGTAAAGTATTTATAGCAAGTAATCTTGACGGTAGCGAAGTTATCATACAGGGCATTATGCCAGCTTATCGTAAAGATAATCCCCTAAAGGGAGCTGAAGCAATTAGCTTTGATAGAGAAAAACTTCAAGAGGGATGTAATGCCTACTTCACAGGCAATGTATTCTTTGACCACATTCCTTGTACCACTGTAGTTAATGGTACTAAAGAGGGTTCAACTCCTAAAGTAGTCATTGAAGAAGCTAAGGTAGTTTCAGAAGAAAAGAAAGCAGAACCGGTATCTACAGAAGAAACTAAATATCCAAACCTTTCCGTTACTAGACCAAAGACGGTGGTTGCACCACAAGGTTTAAGTAGAACTCAGCGTAAAGATTGGTGGAGTGCTCTTCGTAAAATGTATCCAGAAGCTTTCGATGTAACTGGTAACTATATTGGCTATGGTGAATCTAAACAGAAAGAAGAAAGTGCAGAGCAGAAAGAAATTACTCAAGCTTTGGTAGCAATTAAAGCTGAGAAGGCTATGCCTAAGGTTGATGCTCCTCTTGTGACTGATTTTAAGAATGTTGGTGTTGGTGCTGGTAATGCTATGACAAATATGGCTGACCACAAGATACGCTCAAGTTTCTTTATGGGACAATACTTCCCAAGTAAAGATTCTTATAGTGTATTGAGTGCGCCTGCTAAAATATTTGAAGATGCACCATATATCTTTGTTAACAAGGAACGAACTGCTGATATGTTCTTAGCAGGTTTACGTAAGAGCCCTAGCTTTACTAAACTGTTAAATGGACACGAAATAGTTGTTCCAGCAACTGTGCTAAAGAATACAGTATTTAGTGATAAGTATCCTGCTTATTACGTGACTAATGTAGTGACAGCTTTACAGGCATTAGGCTTACAGGAAATACCAGAGGCACAAACGAAATAATTATAGTAGTGAGTAGCTTTCTCCGAAAGGAATGAAAGCCTCACTACAAATTTTTTTTGAAAGGGAAGAAATGGATATAGTTATAGTGCTTGTAGTTGTGCTAATATTGTTATCTATATATAGGGATCAAGGAGATATATAATGGCAAGAGATTTGATAGATCCAATGAACCCAGATACATTTGATGATAGGATAATTATGCATGGCCCAATTAGAAGTCAACCACCTACAGATGCTTATCGCAAGGGTTGGGATAAAGCATTTGGTCACAAACTTAAAATCAAGATTAGGAGAAGATCACTATGGCTCAGAAACTTACACGTGCATTTCTTGACAGAAAGTACGATGAACTTTATAAAAGAACTAAAACAATGCTAGCAGCATTGAAACCTTGTAATATACGTCACAATATCTTTGACGATGTTGTATGTAATGGTACTAGTATGGGTTGTACAATGAATGCTATCCCTAATAAATTGTGTTGCAATGCTTTTGCAGATGAGCCTACTTGCCAGTACTTGAGCAAGAAGGGTTGTACTGTAAAGTCATTACGATGTGCATTATGGATTTGTGATGAAGTAATTATGGCCCCACTTAAAAGTGGTATACCAGATCAGGTTATCACGAGTATGGGCCCTACAGAAGCTCATCCTAACCGTAACTACATTTGTGGTTTAGCAGTATTCCCAATGATCAGTCAGGTACATTTAGATATTTTTAATGAAGCTAAGCGATATCGCTTCTTAAGATTCTTTAGACAAGGTAAAGTTGTAGCTGTTAACTACGCATATGCTACAAGAGATCGCATACAAGTAGAAGAAATTAAATCTGAAGCACTTACCCCTGATGAGTATGCGTTATCAGAGTTTAGCGAAGGTAATCACTTCGTAGTACATACAGTAAAGAATTAAAATGAAACCATTCTATATTGGGATAGACCCAGGGAAAAACGGCGGAATAGTCGGCCTAACTAACGGTAAGATAAATGTCATTGATAAAATGCCCCAAACAGCATACGAAATGTGGGACTATTTTATCTACCTGGGTTTTCCTAATATGGTAAAGAAAGATCAAACATATGTTATTATTGAAGATGTACATTCTATGCCAACGGATGGCGTTGCGAGTGCTTTTACATTCGGTCGTCATATTGGCGTATTTGATGGAATATTCGCTGCGTTGGGGATTCAACCTTACAGAGTCCGTCCACAAGTATGGCAACAAGCCTTTGATTTACAAAGGGAGAAGACTGAAACTAAATATTCCTATAAAAAGCGCATATGTGAAGTGGCTCATCGAGTGGCCTCAGGCGGGAACAACAAAGATCAGATTAAGAAGCTTAATTTGTTCACTGCCGATGCATTCCTCATCGCGAAATGGTTTGCTAATTCATATAATAAAGAAATGGAGATACTATGACCCAGCGGAAGAAAGGTTCCACAGAGAACACCACCTTCACCACGTCAACGGGAGCTCTAGCACCAGTATTAGTAGGAGGTTTTAGTATGGGACATCCAATAAGTGCTAAGAAGAAATCTGAAAATTTAGATTGGAGAAATGACCTAATGACTGAAGAGATTCTATCTAGGGTTACACCATCCAGGGCTAAAGATCAGAAAAATCGTACGCGAAAGCGTAAGGATCAAGAAGAAGAACCACATTTCTATGGTGGTGTTGATATGTATGATGGTCCCTTTGGTCCACCGGAGGAAGATTGAAATACATATTAGTCTTTATCGCAGTAGCGTTCGTAGATGCTATTTGGACGCTATATATCAAAGCAATTCAAGAGAATGCTCCATTACGCTCAGCAATGACTGGTACGCTAATCTATCTACTAGGGTCGTATGCAATACTATCTTATACAGAAAGTCCCGTATACCTCATCCCTGCGTGTTTAGGAGCATTTCTAGGTACCTATTTAACAACCCTTTATAATAGGAGAAAAGGTGATAAACTTAACACCAATTGAGCAGAAAGGTAATTACGATTGTGGAGTGGCCTCAGCTGCTATGGTTTTAAAACACTTCAATGTCCCTGCAGATTATGAGCGCCTACTACAAGAATGTAAGACGACTAAAGAAACAGGAACTAAACCAGAAGATTTAGCGGCTGGCATTACAGCTGTTAATGAAGATATAGTTGCAAGAGTTTATACTCGAGTTCCTTGGAACGAGTTAATAAAGATGAACAAGGATCCTCGAACCTTAGTTATATTAGACTTTTGGGATGAGACAGATGGTCACTATGCAGTTATGGTAGATGTTAATGACTCTTACATAGTTATAGCAGACCCAACTACAGGTGAGTATCGTCTTATTAAAAGAAAAGTCTTTGAAACTAACTGGTTCGATTATGAAGATGATTATGATTTCAACACAAGACTGGCTATTGTATGTTACAATTGGTCAGGATTAATGGTCAAAGTAACGGAGGAATAATGTATTTTAGTAAACAAAAGAATGCAATCATAGAGAAGTTAGAAGAAGAGCATAAGAGATTTGCTAAAGAAATCAAAGCACGCTCTTTAGGCGCCATAGCTCTACGAAAGTATCCTGATTATCAATTGTTGAGCGAAGAAGGTCAGGCAGAAGCTTGTCGTCTTTACTGGGAAGGAGTAGAACACTACTATGAATTATAGTGGTAAATGTAATGGTTGTGGATTGTGCTGTATTAAGCCTTTAGATAAGCCTGTTGATTGCCCACATTTAATGAGACTAGGTAATGGTCTTACTAAATGTAAGATATATGGTGATCATATAGGTACGTATATAGGAGATGGTTGCTATTGCATGGATATTATGGATGTAAAAGATTTATTTGAGGGATGCCCATATAATGAGGATAAGGTCAATGAAGTTAGACGACTTAGTGGCAATGGCGGAGCCTCTCTATAAAGAGAGAGCTAAAATGGTACAATTTATAGAGGGACTATATGATAAGCCCAAAAGACCTACAAAGGGTCTTGAAAGCTTCTTATATAGCCCCCTTTTTTTAATCAGTGCGCCAATTAAAAATGGAAGAATCTGGTGGTATATGCCAAGGTACTTGAGACTCAGCGGCTTTTTGAGCGGTAAACCACTCATAAGAAATCTGGTCTGGAAATTCAAGAGAAGTTAATGCACACTCCAGAGAATCCGCAGCATCATCATGTGTCGCTTTACCAAGATATTCTAGCTGATACTCTAGCTTTGAAAGAGATGGATCGTGGTATACCATCCGCGTTTCATAGTAAGGAAGACATGTACTCGTTATTCTCTGCTCTTTCTTCCCCTCGAGTGCAGTCTGACGCCTTGGATATAAATACGTTTTATAAACTCTATTTTCCTGGAATACCCTACGCATCTCATCAACAATCAACTCTTCCTCTCCAGCAACTCCAATCTTTATCTTGGAAGGATGAAACCGTAAGGCGAGACGAAAGGTCTCATCAACGATCCCAATTCTTTGAATCTCTCCGCGATCTAAGATTACCTTATTCCAGCGTAGATCCATACCGGGTGCATGAGCAGCATCGTCCCGGATCGAAAACTTCCCTATCCGCTGATGAAGTACCAGAATCCTCGTGTCGCGTAATGTGGCAACTACTGTAATAACTGAATCATCTTTACCCTTACCAGCTAAATCCACTCCAAACTCTATATTGCAGACTTGCCAGTCTTCGCTACCCACTTTAATCCACGTGTGAAAGTGTTCATACTTGAGTTCCCAAGGCTGTAAAGTCTGGAAGTAGCTTTTTCTAAACCTTTTATCTTGAGGACTTTGCGTAATGTGGAAGTACTCTTGGTATAAACCAGATACGGAATTATTAAAGACAGCTTCCTGATACTTAATGGCCAATAGAAATAAATCGATACGTTCAGGCCATGCCAGTTTCCAATCGTACTTCTGTTGTATATTATCAAAGTATTCCTTTTGTTTTTTTAGTCTAACATCTTTGTCATCTATATCATCATGTGGAAGATAACACCTACCCATATCCCAATCTGTTTTAGTATGCTCTTCTAGAAACTTATGAAAGTTATCAACGGGCATTACTTCAATCTTAATAGTCTTCCATTGGGGGTTTTTTTCTAACTCAACTATAATAGTATCATCATGTAATATAGTACCCAATACTATAACTTTACCTGATACGTTATCTATTGAGTTCATAACAGAGTTATTCCACCATTTCTTAATCCTACCTCTACGTTCTTCTGTGATAGTATTATTCTCTGAATAAATATCATCTGCTATTAATAGCGTAGGTCTACTAGCTCCTTTAACTTTACCTCTAATCTGCTGGCCAGATCCTACAGCCTGCACGTAGCAGTCATTAAACTTAAACGAAGATCTAGTCCATTGTCCTGTTAAAGAATCGACTGCGTCTGAAATGGCAACTCTATAATAATATCTAAGTCGTTCACTTTGCGAAAAGGCATCCCTGATTCGTACAGTAAATTCCTCAGCTGATGTAGAGGTCTCAGATACAATAACGATGAGTTTTTCGTTAATGGGGAATGATACGATCCCCTCATCAGTCGAAATTCTGAATTCCTGTCCATTGTGGGCCAAGATGTAGCTTGCGAAGAGAGTGTTAGCGGCAGTAGATTTTGCCGACTCTCTGAAGGAAATGAATTCATAAAGTCGTTCATACTTATTCCTATATGCTGGGTTATAAAGTTTTAATAAATCAATAAATAACTTCTGGTGAAACCAAGGTGTTTGATCATAAGCAAACTCAGGCATCATTTCATGACACCATTTAACTATACCTAAATTCTTCTCATCAGTATTATCTAACCATTCAGCCATCTTTTTTTCACGATGGTGAGTATAGCATAACCCGTCTTGAAGTTCAGGTTTATCACATTTAATACATTTCATATTGTCTTTATAATGAGATGGCCCCGAAGGGCCTCTCAAGTTTAGAATGTGTATGGATTAGAATTATCTCTCATGTTCCAGTATAAGTAGTAACCTTTTTCTGGATGTATATACAAGCCAACACCATCGAAATCAATTACCTTATGAGCACCTGATTCGCATACCTTTAATAGTTTTGGTCTGTAGACTTCTAATCTCATCCCACCTTTTAATACGTATACTATCGATTCTCTATTAGATACATCAACGAATCCTTCTAACGGATCCTTAGGTGTTTCCACTTCTTTAGTCTTCTTAGCCATTAATGCTTTCCTTTATTTTTAACCATTTATCACTCTCCCAAAGTATTGTTTTGCCAAATCTTATAACATCAAAGCCTTGGCTCTTAGCTTCGTGAGTGATATATTTTATTTCATCTTCAGAACTCTGCCAATTCCAAAAATCTAGGGGTTCGAGGTCCCAGATGTAGGGTTGGTATTCAAGTTCTTCGTCTTCTCGTTTTCCCATAAATCTTCCTGGATTAAACACCACAATATACTTAAATAGTTAATTGCATCTATAATACGCCCTCTCATGCCCTCTGTTTCGTCCACAGGAAGCGTAGGTGACTCTTTAATTGCAGAATTGATACTATCTAAGTGTTTGTTCATATATACGCTTAGAACTTGATATTTAGTTAAGCCAAGCAACTTAGCATTTCTTTTAAAGTTATCTAGTGAATCCTCAGAACCACTATATGCCTTACCTTTAGCGTAAGCTATATCGTTTGCTTCGTGAAGTAAATTATTGATTACATCAAATCTATCATCTATGTGCATGCATGTTTCCTTTGGTGGCAATTAGCGCATCTAACATCACACTTGGCTATCTCAGCCATTAGAGCTGCTATGCCTTTATTACTTAAAATATTATTAATTTTATCTAACTTTTCAGATGGATCTCTATGATCAAATTGTAACACACGAATATCATCTTCACCACAATCCACACAAGGATGTGTTTCCTTATATTCTTTTACTATCTGTTTTCGTTTTAATTTGCTACCCATTATTTTAAAGCTTGCCCTACAATATAAACAATTCCAAGTACGATTGCAACAGTGCCAGTAGCTACTACTATAGGTTTCTCTATAAATGGTACTTCTTCTGGGACTGGTACGTATACTGGGTATGGTATCGAATCCGTCTTAATAATTTCAAGGGATTTAGGTGTAATATTATATTCTTGCAACATATCAATATATAAACTATCCCCTTGCAAAGAAGGATAAGCACTAGTACGAATATAAATATGTGCATTCGGTTCATCCTTGTCAGTTATTAATTCGACCATGGTAGGTGCTTTAATAGATTGTACATTGGTCGTAGTATTAGTACCACTGTAAACAGGATAAGGCTTCCATAAAGTATCCACGTGGGTGATAGGATCCATAGGAATGGGAATAGTTTGTATAGATTCGATCCTATTACTAATAGGGCTAGGCACCAACCACATGGCAATACCAAATACCACAAAGATAATAATAGTCGTCCAGTCGGGCGTGTCATTCTTTGATTTCCCATTTCCAGTTGAGTCTACTGAGCCAACCTCTGAGGTACTTCTTGTTTTTCCTAGTTTTAATAACCAATTTGTTAAACCAGTTATCATAAGTTTTAATGTATTTGTCATATAGTATAGCCTCATCTATTATGTTCGTAGCAGTAAGAGTGATAGGGCCAAAACTACCGTCACAGCGTATAAGATACCCGCATGACTTAATAGCTTCTTGGAGATGTAGCACCGCTTTCTGTTTACCAGATAGCACGCCCATATCGAACAGTTTAAAAGCGAGACTATCAGACTTAATATAATCATATAGGTCATTCCAGTACTGCTCCTTATAAATATCTACAGCTTGTGTGTATGTTAATGTTTTTATGTTTAATGTGGGGTGTGATCGTTTGCTGATCCCCCACTTGGTTTCTCCACCTGAGTCGTGAGGATCATTGGTGTATCCACCAGATTTATCTCCGCCAGTTTCGAAGCCTATCGTTTGACTTACGTAGCAAAGGAATCTTGCTGACGTAGCCTTTGTTTTCTGCATGTTTTAATCCTTTATCAAATGCACTAAATCCGGTCCATAGGTAGACGAGCACACGTAGTATTTCAACGTACCACTCGCTACCAAATTGGAACCGTTCATCGAGGTACAAGACTGATATTCCTATCAACGTCTTATTACCATCAATAATCTTTAGAACTTTAGTTATCTGTGCTAATAGTCGGTTCATCATCCAAGGATTCTTCCTTAGGAGCGAAGTAAGCCTTGTAAATCACAAAGATATCTAACAATACTTTAAATGCATCTTCAATAAATGCTTCTAATTTATCGTCTTCTAGATCTAATTGTGACTGCACATATGCTTTGAGTTCGTCAATTTCTTCTTTAGAAGCAACATTAAATTCTAATGGAACATCTTCTATTCCATCTATAGCTGAGAATAATACCATAGTTGCTGGTATAAAATTAGGAATGTCTGTGAAGTCGATTTTATCGTCTCCTAAAGATTTCTCTATTCCTCTACCTAGTGCTATAGCTAAATCAATTGCTTCTTTTGTTTCTTTAAGTCCAATTTTAATTGGCATTATGTTTCTTTCTATCTTGTGCTTGTAATCGGTTCTCTACGGACTGCTCGTTAGAAATTACGGCAAGTCCCTTCTCTAATATACTTAATTTTTCGAGGATTTGCAAGTGTAAAAGCGTATTATGATCTTTAACATCTTGGAATCTGTTTAAGTAATTCATCTGTACTTGGTGTATTTCGTGTTTTAATGTCTCTACATCTTCGTCTATTCTTTTCAATCGCCAGAATAGCAAACCTGCTAGCGCATTGGCCATTACTCCGATAAGAAGAGATGCAATTGTAAATATATGGTCTTCCATTAAGGTTTCCTATTGGTTAATTTATCTAAAAATGGTATATAAGATGCAGGACTAAATAAGTAAGATACTCTCCAGTCACCTCTACCTCTTGGAGTAAGGATACCATCAATTCCTTTTCCGCCAGTATCAACGTATCGACCACCACCATATGTCTTAGCAATGGTAGCTTCTTGTTTCATAATAAAAGGCCATTCGTCATTGAAGCCAAATTTACCACCTCTTTGTACATAAGATTTAGATTTAGCATCAGCTGGAGTCCAACCCATTAACTTAACGCCTGTTAATAAATCATCTACTAAATATTTAGCATCACCAAGTGATTTTTGTTGTTTAGTAGGTTCCTTATCATACATATCCAAATCATACATAATCTGTTGCATATCATTTAAGGTTCTATCTAAGAAGTCTTCAGTATCATTTACTCTACCTTTATATAGGCCTCCTAAGACACCCTCTTCTGTTGTTGTATTGATACCTGTATTGATCATAAGCTTGTAGCCCATACCATGCAGTAAGAGTATATCATTAAGTAAATAACTAACTCTTGCTTTATCATCATCACCATCACCACCCATATCACCAGATAATAAATCTATCATAAAGTCTATCATATGATAAAATGACTGAGCTAAAGGATCCGCCATATTAGTAATGCCATATAAGATACGTGTACCTAATTGCATTTGTATAGATGAGAAGAGAACTTTATTTAATATAACGTGAGCTAAGTTTACTTCTGATAATTGTTTATTCCCATTCTTCATCTGCTTGCCTTTAGCATCCAGCATAGGAATGATAAGTTTAAACATTGATCTTAAATGTGTAAGCCTTGATGTATTCTCGCCTCTACTATGTGCAACTCGTAACATCTGAGGGATAGCTTCTGACATAATTCGCATTGCCTTAGCAGCTGCATTGTATTGATATTGTGCAAATTGATGTCCTAATTTACCTGCGGTAGTAGCAGCACCTAATTGTCTATTAGATGTACCATATAATGCATGTCTAAGTTCAATACTATTAGCACCAAACTGTATAGCTTGATCTTCATCAAAGCCAGCATCTATAGCTGTATAATAACCTATAAAGAAAGCTGGTATTCTCATCTTTTCAGCTTTAGCTTGGAAGCCAACACCACCAAAATTACCTGTGTAGAACTTCTTCAATGCTACTTTACCCATCATAACTGTAGCCATACCTAATGTTATACCTTGGTCTTTAGCTAAATTAATATTCTTTTCAGTAGTAGACATAGCCTCTACTTTTTTCCAAGCTTCTTTAATTTGATCATCAGTATAAGTACCATCTTTGGCTAAAACTTTATTAATCTTAGCTTCCCATTCTTGCTGTAAAAGTCTCAATTTCAACTCAATCTTCATACGCTTTAGCGGATCTGATTCTAATTGAAATGACTGCTGTAAAGTTTCAAATCTCTCTTTGAATGGTTTATATTCTATAGCATCTGACCACATCTTCATTAAGGCTTTTGCTGCTTTCACAGTGCCACCTCTAACATACACATCTTCTGGGTTTATATTAGCTTCCTCTAATGCGATAGCTATAAGATCACCATCTCCAGCTAAACCAAGACTTACTACTGCTTTATATAAGTTTCTATCTTTCTCACCCATTAAGTCTAAGTTACCATGCTTTATGCTATCCCACTTTTCCCAAGCGTCTCTTGTACGCTGGATGTTGGCTATAGGAGCATCAACTAAGTTACTAATAGTAGCACCTACTTGGTTCACTACTCTAGCTTTAAACATACTTGCTAATCCCATAAAGACGGAGTGAGCAGCAGTTCTAATACCTGTAATAGTTTTACTTAATCCATTCCCAACAGTAGCTAGTGAATAGTATTGAGCACGAGTCATGATATTATCATATTGACCATCGAACATACGTAATGTCTTAAGCTCTCTAGCTTTACCTAATATTCTTTCTATACCACCAAACTTGATATGTCTATTTATGGAATTTATATCTGTCTGGCCTTTGACATTGTGTGAAAAAATATCTGACTTCTGGTATACTCCTATCTTCTCTGGATTCTTAAGCATTCTTTGTAACCCAGTAAAGATAAATCCATTAGCATCAGCTGCTGTCATTTCTTTTAAGTCTATATCTTTGAAGTCTACGTCAGTCAACCACTTGCTATTAAGTAGTTTCTGTATCATGATATAATTACGCATGCTAGGCTTACGTGTATCGCCAGTACTAAGTTCTTTCATCATCTGGCCTTCATATCTACGCATGTCATTCTTAATATCAAACATTACTTTTTCTTTATCAAAGTCTAATGTGATAGTATCTTTAGTGGTGCTTCGCACGACTCCAGAGATAATTGCATCTGTCATATATGGTAATGATTGTCCAGCCTCTATAACTGGAACACTCATAGCAAATGAAACCTTCATACCAGGTTGAACTTTATCCTTAGAAATAGCTTCCGAATATAAGTCTGGATCAGCTGCTTGTGAAGCTATCCATCTCTTAGTAATCTCCATAATATAGGCTCGTTCACCAGTCTGTCTTGCATTCTTCTGGTATACTAACCAATCCGCCTTTAAAGCATCGCTTTGCATAGCGGTACTAAGCTTACTAATATAATTAAACACTACAGTAGGATCTGTTCTAGTATAACCTTGAGCATCAGGCATCTTACGAGGTAAGAAGTTAGCTATGATCTTACCTTGGTTCCAACCAGCACTCATCTCAGTCCATCTACGTTCTACTAATTCCATAGCCATTTTCTTAATGGTTAACTTATCGTTTTTCCATTTAGCTACGGCTGCATCAAACTTAGCTTTTTTATCTTTAACTGATAAGTCACCAAAGTCATTAGGAGCAGGACTATAGATATCTAAGTTAGAATATTTATTAGTAATGCCAGCTTTTTTAGCAGCCGCTATTTCTAATTCTATTTTATATACCATTGCTTGTAGATAATCTTTAGCCCACATTTGTTTATAATGTGCTTCTGGGAATTGATGTGGCATATAATTACCTTTTTGTACTAAGATAGCTTGTAGCATATCTCTATACTTCATAATCATAGCTTGTATATTTAAACCTTGAGATAGATTACCAGAATCTATAAGATCTTTTCTATTAGCTTCCAAGTAGGTTATCATAGTCTGGATATATCTAGGAACTTTTATATCAAACAGAACACGATATTCTAATGCAGCAATTAAAGCTAACTTCTCATCAGCAGTTGCTTTTGAAAAGTGTGTAGAGACTAGACTTTGTACAGTGTCGTAAGAATAACCTTTACCTAGTTCTACCCTATAGTATATGCTACCATCAGCTTTCTGTTTAACTTCTACGTGTGAAGTCTTCTGCATATTCTCAGCTATTTTCCAAGCTTGTTCACGTCTAAGTTCAGGTACTACGTTACCATGACTTTGTATTTCGTCTAATAATCCAGCTATAAATTGATTCTTTTCTGTTAAGATTTGTTCAGCAGATTTTCTCTTTAAGAAAGTCGTTAAACCCTGACGTTGTAAGATATGAGAAGCAAATTTTCTTCTCCAAGCTTTACGCTCTTTCTCACTACTTAGTAACATCACTATATCTTCAGCACGTTTAGCGTGATCATTCATTTCAACTCTTTGATATTTTAATCCTTTAGACAATTCTTTACCTTTAACGATTAAAACAGTAGAGTTACCAACGCCCTGAAATCCTCTTGTAGCAAATGGTCTCATTGAATCAGTGACCTGACTAGAAGTAAATGGTACTGCACCTTCTTCAGGATCAAAGAATACACCAACGGGTTCATCTCTTGCCGTAACAGCATGAGTCTGTTTCTCGTTTAATAATGCTACAGTGTCATATCCTAAAATATTGTTACCAATCTTACGCAAGAATGATAAAGATTTATCTTTAGCTTTTTCTCTTTTCTGTACACCATTAAGTACCCAGAACAAGCTAATTATATTACCTCTAGCACGCCAATCAACTTCACTCTCGCCAGCATTCTGATATATCCAAGTATCTGCAGTTTCATCACCTAAGTATCTTTCTAATGTTAACTTAATGTGGGTAGCATCTACTCCTTTATACTTCTTATAGAAGTCTGCATCAGATAGTTTTTTAATATCAACAACTATATCCTCGTAGTATACACCATTTTCGGATAAAGCTTTAAGCATAATAGTACTATTGACTAACTGACGTAATTTATTTAATCCATGCTTCCAGTCCTTAGATCTCATCTCTTTGTAGAAGGTCTTAAAGTCATTGTCTTTAGATAGATTTTCATAATCATGTATATACTCTGACATGAAGTGTCTTAGTGTATGTTCAGTATCCAATGGTGGTGCTAATTCAAACATCAAACCGTCTTTACCAAATCTTATAGTATCTAATACAGCTTTATCAGGCTTATCTTCCATACCCTGCTGGTTATGGTTATAATCTCTTAACCAATCATCAGTAAGATCCGGTTCAAAGATAGCCATAGTAGATAAGATTAAGTGATTATTTTGGAATTGATATGGATTCTTAGGATCAAACTTAGCTCTATTAACAATAAAACCTAATCCCTTGTTATCTCTCATGCCTTGATCTGTAGGCTGCGCTAACAATGAAAGCCAGAATGCAATCTGATCTGAACGAGTAAATACTGTAAGTGGTCCATAAAGTTTTTCATTAAGGAACTCTACTAACAAAGTCTCTCTATTCTGCATAGGTATGTTACGTCCTAATTGTAAGAGACTGTTGACAGTACTTCTATTATAACTTCCTACACCGTTATCAGTTACACCTTCCCATAAACCATTTCTTTTAGTAAGTGCGTCATAAACTCTCTTAGCATCTGGATTACCCTGTTCAGCTAATCTTCGTAAATCATTATGATTCCATCTATGTTTGAAACCATCTTCTATCCATAGTTGTCCATCACCACCGGGAGATAAGAATATTGGTTCTTTACTTACTGCTGTAGCAGTTTCATGCTTTAAGAATAACTCTACTCTAGTAGCATGAGGCAAGAAGAACAAGAATGGATTATCAAGTAATCCTTTCCATAATAGTGGGAATGTAGACTCATGAGCTTTACGTAAAATCGTAGTAGTATCACTAACAGGCTTGGTATTGCCTGCCTTATCTTTCTGAGCTCTCCAATCAACATTCTCTCCAAAACCATGTATAATAGTACTAGCTTCTTCTCTTACTAGTTTAAGTTGTTGTCTCCAATACTTATCTGTCTTTCTTTCTCCTTCAGGGGCTGATTGTCTACCATTGCGATAATCCATTGACCATACCATTCTACCAAGTATGATAACTTCTTCGTCAACATTTACTATTAAGTCTTCAGTAGTTCCATCTTCTAGTGTTCTACCATTCTCTTTAATAAGAGGTTTGTATGGTTGACCAGCGGTTGCATGTAATTGCTTCCACTCAATCATCTTCTCTATTAATTCTTCTCTCTTATTAGAAGGCATAGAAGCTGTCTTTTCTTGTAACCAAGCTTTACGATCAAGAAGACCCTGTACATCAGGAGAAACACCTTGCGCTACTTTCTCTTGTCCAAGTAAGTAGAAGATCTCTCTTCCTAATTTATCTGCTACATTCATAGGCACTTTAAATATAGCACCTTGATCTGTATGTCTTTGTTGATCTAGATAAGCCTTATTAACATCAGGATATTTAGCAACTTGAGCTACCGTAGCTAGTACTTGATTAATTAAATGGTCTTTGTATGTATCGCCAGGCACTGGTATAAGATCAACATCAATATCTCTCACCATTGAAAATGGAGGATAGTTGTATACATTTTGTACTGTAAGATTATCTATAAAGCTTTCTATGAAGTATGCATTAGAATCAATAAGTGTTTTCTTTTCTATATACTTGGTCGACTTATCATTATACTTTTTACGGAGTTCTAATATTAGGTTATTTACATATTTTTTGTATTCAGCTTTTAGGGCTTCTTTATTATTATTTGCAAACATAGCTAATTTAGCTTGAGCTATACGTATCTGATTTCGGGTTTGGTCATATGTAAGATTTGTATAAGTTTCTGGGCTTCTACCTGCTGATAGTTGTAAAGCATCTCCAAACATAAGATTGGTCCAAGCATTTAATGCAACTGCAAGATTCTTAAACTGACCAAAACCATTTGGAGTTTCTTTATTACCTTTATACTTACGTGTCAATTCTTGGAAAACTACTTGATCATGTAATCCCCAATTTTGTTCAAGCTTACGTGCTTTATATATTGCGCTACGAGTATCTGAGTTATAGTATTGTATATTAATATCTTTAGGATAATCAACTCTATCATGTGTCTCTGCCCAACCAACAACGTGTGTAAGCATCCAGTTATCATGCCTAGAACTAAAGTCTACTAACATAGGCTCTTCGCTTACAGTACCATCTAAAGCTGTAGTAGTAGCAGTTTTCTTAATTACACCCTGCAAGTTCATGATAGGAATATTTACTTTATTAGCCTCTAACCCTATAGAACTAAACATACCCTGTACTTTACGTCCAGCAACTGCAGTTGCAATACTATTATCAAGGAATGCACTATCAGCTTGTATCCAAGAACCACCCATAGGTGCCCAGCTAGTACGTTGACTGGATGTTGATTTACCATGTACAGCCTGACCAATATATCTACGAATTTCAGGATGTGTAAAGATAGTATCTTTAGTAACACTTATCTCGTTACCTTCATCATCTTTAGGTATAATGCCTTTAGCTTTAAATAACTTATTAACAGTTTCTGCCATTTGTACTGGATATTCATCCATGGTACCTTCAATGATATCTGCAAAGTCTTCCCAATCTTTAGGAGACCAGTATCTATCATCAAATCCTATAATAGAGATTGTGTCAATATCAAAATCCTTACCTACTATAGTCTGCAACCATTCTGAATTGAATTTGGCAACACCATTATTCGTTACCATTCTACCTTTGCCCTGATTAGGGGCAACACCTGCCAAAGTAAATACTCCAAGATCCATGCCACCAGACAAAGGTGTCACAATAGCTACAAATCTATCTCCTGGTCTTAGTCCTTTAGTAGAAGCATCTTCTTCAGTTAATATAGCGAAGCGTCGTTGAAGTGAGCCGTCTTGTTTAAGTATACCATTCTTAGCTCTAACAATATTACCGGAGTTATCTTTATACTCAGTACCCCAGATTAATTTATCTTGATATGCTGTAACTTTTTCATTTTCCCAGTTAACTAACTCTTCTATACCAACACCAATACCACCAGCCATAATCTTCTCTATACGAGGACTACCTAGGCTTCTAATCTTATCAAATATAAGTTGACGTATTTCTTGTTGCTCTTTAGTTTTCTTACTAAGAGTAGCCCCAAAGAAATAAGTATGTGCTCTAGATTCAATGCGTTGTGTGTCTGCAAGTTGTTTGACTAATTCTATTAAACCTTTTTCTGGGAATGCTGCATGTAATACATCGCTAGGAGTATCCTTCATATTCAATATGAGGTTACTAATAGCGTATTTCGTCATTACAGGCTCTACATCAGCTTGATGATTAGCCCAGCCTATGTTTGGTCCAACTGTAGATCTTCCACCCGCTGTGCGGCCCCTAAGCATCTCATCGAGTTTATACTTAAGTCTATTACGTAGTGTCTCAGCTATATGAGCATGTTGGAATAAACCAGAGTATTGCGTTAATACATCCTCAAGTGTCTGGCCTTCTTTAGGAGTCATCTTATCTCCAACGATTTGGGATACAGATAACTCTGCAGGTGATTGTGGATTGTTTACTATGTCTTGTAGTAATTCAGCTAATACTTCTGGTCTATTATGTTCAGCAAACCAGTCTTCAGCTTCAGATCTAATATTAGACATTACATTAGATAGGATCTTATCTGCACTAACTTGTAGCTTATCTGCTACTGCTTTAACAACAGGGTTATAATCTCCAAAAGCTATACCACCCATTAACTGTTTAAAGTTACCAGCCAAAGGATTACTTGTTTGCTCTTCTTTAATTCTTTCCCAATCTCGAATATCTATTTTAAGTAGATTCTCTTTAGGTATCTTAACGCCTGCTTGGTAATCAGATAATTTAACACTAATCTCTTTAGGTATCTTTACGGCTTCATCAGAATGCAACATAGTTAATCCATGTGCAATCATAATCTGGCCTAGCATACTATTCTTGTGTACGCCAAACATAGCGTGTTTAATAAATAGACCTGGATAACCAAATCGAGAGGATAATAAATTCTTTAATGCGCCACTCTTTAAGTTACCATGAGCCCATTGATATAGTTCATCAAACTCACCTAATAAGTAGAATGTAGCACCGTCTGTTTTAGCAGTACCAAACTGATTACGTAGGATTTCTTTAAGAGATACAGTTTTACTATGTCCATTATATTTAAATGTGAACATACCTTCGTCATCACTGTTAAATACAGCGCTAGTAGTTACTACCGTATTACCTTCGTATGTAGCTCCTGTAAAAGTTTTAGAACCAAATCTATCTTCAAACTCTTGCTTATCTAAAACAACACCAGTATCTCTAACTAGAAACTTCTTACCTCTTGACATTGTCTTAATACGATCTTGAGTAGCCGCTATTGATTTTACTTGAAGTTTGCCAGTTGCTTCATCAGCTTCGAACTGAGCACCAGCCCACAAGTCTTCTAACAATAAGCTTATAGTAGCACCCATACGAGCACCCTCAGCTTTTTCTTCTGTAACGTGCTCTCCAAATACCGAGATTACTTGTGGTAAATATTCTTTTTCAAAATGTTCTAGACTAGCTTTAACTAATTTTTTATGTATAGAAGGGAATGCTAGTATAGGTAAAGTATTCTTGCCTTGGAATGTACCCATGTATAGATAAGACGTATTACTTGTTCTATTGCTTTCGTATCTCCACAGCACTTCTGCTAATAAAGCTGTCTTATCTCCTGCATATGATTGACCATCAATATCTAATGTGTATGGATTTACACGACCAATGTTAGCTCTATCAGTTACTATACCATTCTGTGATGTCTCAAAGCTATCTAAATATACCATATTTAAAGTACCAGCTGGTAGCCCCAATAGGGTTTCAAGCTTAGGTATAAATGCCTCAAGTCTAATGTTGTGGCGATAGGTATTTCTTTTGGTACCTCTACCATCGATATAAGATCCTTTAACTCTACGTATATCTGGAGTAAACTCGATACTACGTGTCTCAGGATTATATTCTCTATTACCAATAAAGATAGCTACATCTTTAGCTTCTTGTTGAGTAAGGTTAAGAAATTGTCTTTTTAAGAATGCAGTTTTAAAATCTTCAAACTTGCTAAAGTTTTTCTTATAGTTCTTATAAACTCTTTGTAACTTACGATCAATAATGTTTTTGTTATTAGTATTAAGCTCTTCGATATTCTTTAAATACTTCTCATAATATCCACTAGATTTAGCTAACTCCCTCATCATCTCTCTATAGTTAGCTTCAGGCATATTGTTTAAACCTGCCATAAAGTTAGCAAAGTTATTGATAGTCTTATTTTCTAAACTGTCTTCTTCATCTGTGTCATCAAATCCCTGATCTTCATCAAGCTGATCTTCTTCGTTTTCACTAGCAGAATAGTCATCATACCCGCTATGAATAGCTCTATTAAGGCGATTATGTTCAAGAAGAGTAGCATTATTAAATATAGGTCCTTGCCCTCTAGCATTGAACTTAGTATTATACATTTGAATATATACATCAAATTGCTCCAATATATCGAATACTTTATCAGAAGCAGTTTGTGTCATACCGGCTTTAGAAAAAGCATTACTAATTGCACGTTTAATTTTCTGCCAACCAGTTAGTAATTTACCAGATTTCTTACCTCCCACTCTAGTTCTATCTGTTAGCCATTTGATCCTTTGAGTATCAGACAAGATTGATGTAATAAATTCATCTATTCTTCTTGACTGTAACACATCGTCAAAGGATTCATTTTCAATTCTTTGGAAATAATCTTCTCTAGACTCTTCTTTTCCAATATTACTCTTAAAGAAAGTATCTCTTAAGTATGAACTATTTAAAGCTTTGAAAGATTCAAATTCCTCTACAGTACCTAACCAGTGATCTTTAAAGAATTCACTATTAGTATCTGAGTTTAATAACTTAGACACTAAATTCATTACACCCTTTAGTTGTCCTTTTACAGTTTTAGCTGCTTGTGAATTGCTTCTAAAGAATCCTGTTAAATAACTATGTGCAGCTTCGTGTACGAACGTATTCCATACATCAGTAGAACGCTCCATAATAGCATTCTCGTTGATAGCGCTTTCTAATGTAGTTGGATTGGTTAACCCTTTAATGCTTGGGTCTAAGGTTAGAATATCAAACTTTCTATCTTTAATAAAAGGCAAGAAAGCATCCATTACTTCTTGTGTATGTTCATCTATACTAGCCGTATCTACTAAATATCTATACATAGTGCCAAATGTTTGAGCACCACTAGTAATTTCTTTAGCTTTTACCCAGTCACTAAATCCATTAAGTACTTCGCTATATCTAGGTAGTCTCACCTTAATATCAGGTATAAGCCCAGGTTGTAATTCATATCTGGGTTTTAAAACCGCTTGCCCTACTGCAGGGTCCCAAGTAAAATTTGAATTTTTTCCAGCTAGTCCTAACGAAACGGTTTCAGGAGCTACCCCAGATTTCTCAGCTACCTCACCTCTAGTTAAAAATTGACCACCTTTGATATCAACAAATCCTTCTTCGTATTGACCCATCCACTCCGTGCTACCGTCTTCTAGTGTTTGGGAAGTAAGACCTGCTCGTTTATAGACATCATAATGTATCATACCAGGAACACCCTCTATGATGCGTCCTGTTTTTTTATTTCTTAGAGCAGCCGCATAAGGCCTCCAGCCAGTATCTGTCCCAGATCCCGTATATCCAAATTCAAGTTCAGCATTTTCCCTATTCTCCCAACTAGTCCTTTGAAAAGCTAGCATAGTAGGGTCTCGCTCATTCATCATGTCTTCAGTATCAGACCATATGTCATTAGGGTCCACATAATCTGGATCAGCCTGACTACCTATATGATAAGACACAGCTTCAGATATTTGTATATCAGGAAAGTTCTGTGGAGGTACAGTGCCATTAGCTTCTACGTCTGCTTCAGCACCTAATATATCATGTACTTGGCTACGCAATACTCCAATATTCTTACGACTACCGTTTAGAAATTTACTTCTAGCAGCCTTTTGTACACTGGCAACATCTTGTTCTTCACCTAGTTTCTTAGAACCGCTCTTTAATGGGGTAAATTTAATACTAGACTCTTGTACTTTTTGGGCTTGTTCTATAATACCATCCATTTGGGCATTATCAATATGTGGGTTGTTCTTACGAACAAATTCCCAAGCTACTTCGTCAAAGTTGAGAGCTATACCAATAGCAACATCTTGTCTTAGTTTAGTATCTTCTTTAGGCACAAATCCTAATGTCTTAGTCAAACCTCTTTCGGTAATATCTAACATTAAGTCATTAGCGATATCTACGTTCACTTCGTGAAGAGCCTCTTTAGAAGCAGAGGCAACAAAGTTATCAGCAATAAAACCAGCTACAAAGTCTTTATCTTCACTCTCCATGGTCATAGCATTTAATCCAGCTATAGCTTGTGAGCGTCCATATAGAGTTGTATAATCCAATATATTAGGATCTTCAATTTCTTTTACCTGTCCTAATGTATTAGCTATTGCGATAGTCTCATGTAAAGCTTTCTGCTTATCTATACGCGCTTGAGCTTTAGGATCTATAGTTGGAAGACTTTCTACTAACTCTTTATCCGAGAGGGCCTTCTTAAGGCTAGCTCTTTGTTCGGTAATTGGTCCTTCTGGTTGTACAACTTTAACTTGTTTCTTTTGTGATTCTAATTGTAATGCAGCTAAAGCATCTGCAGCTTTATTAACATGGGCGGGTACAATAACCTCAAGAGCTTGTTTGTTGTTTTCTTCTATAAGAACATTGACTTGTTTGTTAACTTCGTTTAATTTCTCTAAAGCTGGTCCTAACGTTTCAATAGGAGTATTTAATATCTCCTTAGAAACATTCTTCATAGTCTTAGCTTTTTCCCTAGTAATTTGACCCGACTGAACCAACTTATCTACAGTGTTTGGAACACTTTTAGCATATGATTTTAAGTCTTGTAGTTGAGCCATTGATGTACCAAAACTAAATCCACCCATTAATGTACCACCAACAAAACCAGCCCAACCAGCCTCAGCAGTTTGGCCAAGATCTATATTTGGTTGCAAGCCTTGCAGATACATATCATATTGTTCTATAAGATCTTGACTAATTTCTTCACCACCTTCAATGGCACCAATTTTACCAACTTCTTTTGCGAAGGTTCCTAATCCTAGCTTGCCTAAAGTAGATGATGCAATCTTGTTCATCAATCCCATAGATTGGCTAACACCCCAGAACTCTAATGTACCAGCCAGCATACCAAAGGGTAAAGATCTTCTTGCCGCATCCAAGTTACCAGTACCTTCTATAACTCTACCACCTTCATCTAACTGAGCCGTTTGTCTATAAACATCTCCAGCATGTGAACCAGCTTCCATCATAGTAAATAAAGGATAGCCTGCGATTCTAGTTGCTAAGCTTACTCCATTTAAACCTAATCTAGCAGCACCACTTCCTACTAGCAAAAAGGGTAGATTCATGCCAAAGCTAAAGGCTTGTTCATCCCAGAAATCTTTATTCTTGGGATCTACGATACCTGCATTGACATATTTCTGTTCTATGTCTGTCCTACTATCAGCTAAACCTTTGTAAAGAGAATGTAGTTCGCCCTGTAGTTTTTGCTTTCTTTGTTCTTGTTTCTTAGGATCTGGACTATAGTGTGGATTATCTATCATAATAATCTCACCACCTACAATCTGTGGGATTTGTTTATCAGTATTCTGCATGAGCGCTTCTTCTTTGCCCATTGCAGTTAAAAGTTCAAATGGATTACGTGCTAAGAATTCACTGCCTGTAATAGTCTCTGCTACTTTTTGTTTAGTATCGGGAGCTATATTAGGAGTCCATAGATTAATTAACGTGAGAGCTTTCTGTATAAAAGAAGCATCTCTACGAGGTTCATCAATCTCACCTGTTGTTAAATCTATTGAGGAGGGTTTCTTTACTCTATTGAGACGCTGTCTATAAGTTTCTGCATCAAAATTAAGTAATGAATGTAATTTTTCTGAGTCTAGACGTTTTCCATCTACTGGGTTATTTTCTCCCTGATCCCCTTTGAGCGCGTTCGCAACTTGGGTCCAATCTACTATACCTTCTGGCATTATTTTGTACTTTCATTTATTATTTCTAAGATCTGAAGCTGGTCTTCTTTGCTTAGTCTTTTAAAGTCATCATATGTTCCTGCGGAATGAGTTAAAACATTCCCTTTAGAAAAAAATTCTGGGTCTACTTTTCTCAAGATCCAACCTTTAATTGCTGCTTGATCTTCAGGTGATAATGTTGATTGAGGTGAAAATACATCCATAATTCTTTCATTAGCACTATTGTATTGATCTTGTGTCAACTTACCAAATTTCTTTGGTGGTTCTTGAGTACCATATAAAAAGTCATTAACTTTTTCTCTCTGTTTAGGGAGAGTTCTCATACCACTTAATGTATTCCAAACATCCTTAGCTCCATCCTTACCATGTAACTCCTTACCTATCTTTGATTTAATATCATCCCATGACTTACTATTGACTGCATTTTCTAAGATAGTGGCATAATTCTCATAATCTTTTTCTTTTACAGTAGACATATCAGGTGGTAATGCACTACCGGTTAAATTTGTATATGCTGTTCTACCTGCTTCAGTACTTAACATAATTACTGTTTGGTCTGTAGCTCCTTTAGATATTGCTCCATTTAGTTGTTGTTGGAATTGCATAGTTTCTACAACATCTTTAGCATTACCCTTAGTTGGTTGTGGTTGGCCATTGTAGAACAATAAACTTCCATCTGGTTGAAGTGCATATACACCCCTACCTTTTTTACTCTTATATAATATCTCCCCATTAGCACCCTGGTAATTTAACAATGGATCAAATCCAGCAAAATTAGGACCAGTTACTCCATTTCCAGTTAATCCACCAGTAGCATTTGTATAATTAGCTTTATCTCGTAATAACTTGCTATCAAATTCATAATCAATTTCTTTTTGTTTTCTATATTGATCTAATTTCTCATCTGTTCCAATAGCGCTAACAACTCTTCTACTGGTTTCTTTGCCAAGGTCATCAAACTTAACAGCATATGTTTTACCATCGGCTTCTACAATTTCGTCTTTTTCTCCACGTCCGTATATAAGATTAGACATAGCCACAGGATCAGTCCCATCAGGTAACTGCGTACCATATCTATCTTCTAAAAACTTTTCTGTTGTACTACGTATCTTTTCAGCCTGATTATAAGCAAATGTTTGCAAGGTACTGGCCTGCATTTGATTAATAAGAGGCATTACTTCTTGGATAACACCCATATCAGATGCACTACTAACACTAGCAAATTGCAACTTACGTATATCTTCTATGCTAGCATCTGGGCCTAAGTTCTTATATGCTTCTGCAATCTGTGAAGCAGCATCATTAATCTTTTTATCTTCACGCTCAACCGCTAGTCTTTGGTTCTCTACCATAAGATATTGGGTTAAGCCTTTCATGGCATTAATTACATTATCTGGCATTAGTATCCCCTTGTAGTAGGTCTAAATTGACCAAGTATATTAGTGTTCCAGGCTGGTCCAGAATTAGCAAGATTATCATACATTCCTGATTCATCCAACTGTTCTGATTCTATTAAGTCTGCTCCTTCATTAGGAGATAAAGTATTAAAGATATCTGAACTCATCATCTTACTTAATTCCATGCCTATAGGAGCTGCTGTCATAGCACCCTCGAAGAAGTTACCTACACCCGATGATGGAGTTGGACTACCTGCTATGACTGAAGCCATAGAACTATAAGCTTGCTTATTATTTTCCATTGCTTTGAATCTAGCATCAGCTAATGTCCCAAGTCTTTGCCCTTCCATTTGTCCAGCAACGACACCTTTGACTACTGCGGAGTTAGCCACTCCTCTGCTTCTTAACGCTGTGGTATTCAGTGTATTTGTAAGTCTACTATTAAATGTCATATTAATATCACGCATAAGAGCATCTAGTTCATCGGGATCAATAACATTTTCTCTTAGTAACGCAAGTGCTTGTTGTTTCTTTTTTTCTTCGGCTCTATTGGCTTCTGCACCAGCAAGTGCATTTAATATACCGCCACCTACAGCCATACCAAGTTCTAAAATCATTAACTTACTCTCCTTCGTTTGAGTATACTAAAATCTATTTCCAGCCCATATACCTTGGTATTAACTGCTGGCTCAGCGATTATATATTTAAATTTTTGAAATGGCTTTCTATTTATTAGAGGAATATTAAGCCATACAGTCCCTCTAGTAGCCTTTAATAATAATGGTAGTGTAACTTCATAAACTCCATCAAAATAAAGACTTAAATTAAAAGCCCCAACATAGTCTACATCTATAGAATTCATTAGCTTGTCTATTGACGGCTCTCCTAAATCACTATCGCTTGATATCAAAACACCAGTCGCTAGCTCTAAATTATTCTGCTCATATACATACAAGTCATTGTCTGTAACATAAGCTAATTTACCGTCAAAGTCAAGCAAAATATCATTTGCATTGGATACATCTGCCATATTATAACTTATTTATTACTTCCCATACACTATCTTTAAAACGAAACCTATATAAATTATCTTCTATAGTTCTCTTAAAGTAAAGTTCGTGTAAATCTTTATTGTAATATATTCTACTAGTTGCAAAACTAGATTTAACTACATCATCTATAGCTTCACTAATTAGATTTGACTGAGTACCTGTTGTTGTATAGATACCATGTCTAGTATTAATTGCCAACCCACCTTGTATCTGCGCTATATCAAATTGGTCTTTAACACCAAATTCAAGAGCTTGGTTAATCGTGAATACTAAAGCGCCTACATCATCAACTACTCGTACTATATACATAGTATCATCTGTTAGCACAGCTAAATCTTTGTTTACTACAGCTACTGCATTAACTACATTAGCTCCAGCTACTTGTAGTATATTCTGTGTATACATTAAGTCTGGTTGTAGATTTCCACCACCAAGCACCGAATAATATACATTAGAATAATCTTTATTACTAATACCTATACTAACTCCTGATTCAGTTCTTATATCTCTAAAGCCTTCGATGATCGTATAGTTCATCCATCTTTCTTCATCGGGCTCTATACCAATATTTTGTGACAAAGTAATAGCTGTATTGTCACCCTCGATAATATCGAAATTGGCAGTTTCAGTTGTATACCCATTAGTTGTTGCTAAGAATTCTATATCTTTATACAAATAGTAAATTTCTTGACTACCTAACTTGACATAATATCTTAGTCTAGTTGCTCTCTTATTACTATCCGTTGTTAGTCCAGCATCTGAGATAACTATTTTCCATTTAGCAGATTCATCTACAGCTTTAGTAAGTGCTTTAACTATAATTTCTTCTCGTTCGTCTAATACAGCAGTTACTATTAAATGAAATTCTGTTTCTGTATCATCAAAACCATCTGTCGCTGTATCTAAAGTACCCCTGTATCTCCAACTAATAGATTCAAAATTTGCTTGTGTTAATCTATGCGCTTGACGACCCGTTAAAGTATAAGTGCTTGGACCATTAACTTCTGCAATTTTCATATCAGGTTCGTAGATAGCGATACCTTCTGCTACTAAGTCTCTAGGAAGATCTGTAACTGGGTCATATGGTTCATAGTAGGTATAGAAGTCATAGCTGAATACGTATTTATTTAATTCTGCTCCAGATAAATATAAGAAAAATGAATTTGTAAACCTAGGGTATTCAGAAGGAGCAAAAGGAACCACGGTTGTTGGGATAGGTGCTCCACCATCTACAAAGTTACCTGCATATTTTATAGCATATGTTTTATCTGGATGACCATCCTCTATCGTGACATCACTAAGTAGTTCAAAAGCGCCCATAGAAACTTCTTTATTTCTTTGGACATTATCCGTAGAGGTAGTCACTCCACCAGTCCATGCTAATCTATGTGGATATGTTACTGTAGTAGAGGCTGCAACTGTTGCATCAAAAGTATCGACTAGTTTATCTATATACCAGGATACCCATCCAAGATATACTCCACTATATTGATAAAACCCATTATTTGGTTCTACAACTGTACGTTCTAACTTGCCAATCCAAAAACAACTATGTGGTAAAAATAATTTGATATGACCACTCTCTTCTCTAAAATAAGCCTGCCCATCTAACGTAGTACTAAAATAGCTACCAGTGAATCCACCAGCTCCATCGTGATTTAATATATTTATAAAAGGGCTAGCATTACCATTCTTACTTAACTCATACCATCCATTTGTTGCTGGAGTAGCGTTTGAATCATTTAAATCTTTCAAATATATTAATCTATGGTATATTCCATTATCTTCGGTTTTAGCAACTAAGATTAAGCAATCATACTTAGCTGCAGTACCATATGTGTCTAATGGATCATTAGTAAGTGTAGTGTATATACCAGTTTCCCAAGTCCAGTTATAGCCAGCAAATGCTGTATCTATATCTGGTAAGGCATAAGTACCAAGGTCTCTATTCTCGAATTCTAAGAAACCTCTATTATGTCTCCAGTTGATAGATGCTCTAGCAATATCAAGACTTTGGTCATTCTCATCTATATTAGTATATAGACCTTTCCAGTTTTTTATTTTTATTTTTGGCATTATGGGTATTGGAATGGTGTCATTTCTATCCAAGGTCTAGATTTTTCTAGATGCCTTTCTTGCACTTGATCTTCTCTTTGAGTATATAACTGCAATATTCTAGTGTACTTTTGTGCTTTGTCAGCTTCAAAAGTAGCTACTCCAAGTTGAGCTATATATCGTACTGCTTGCCTAACTACTTCTTCAAAGTATTTATTGGGTAGTACGGGTACAGCTATTTCGTTACCTTCACTATCATAAGGTTCATAGTCTTCTTCGCCAGCTATTAAAGATGTATAATATAATGTGATAACATCATCTACGGCTGGGTTAGTATAGTATATATAATACTTATTAGCATTAAAAAATACATGGTATAAAACATCGCTAGTATTATCACTTTCCAATACTTCTTCCAACTTAACTTTAGTATATTCAACTGGGTCTCCATCCACAACTGTAACATCTAATTTCCAATCTCCATTAAAGTTTAGTGGTACTATCTCTATTGGGCTAGTACCTGGTGTATTGGTATAAGACCATACTCTATCTAAAACGCCGAAGCGTTTAGCTATAGAGCGTTGGGCTCTATATACTCCCTGGCTATATATATTCCTAGGGAAGTCCTTAAAGAATGGATCACCACACTTAAGAGCTACTTCAGATATAGCCTCATTATTACTGACATTAACTATTTGTCCTGCCATTATTTATCTTTCTAGTTTAAAGACCCACTTAAAAGTTTGTGCACTAGTTGTTGAGTCTGGTAAGCTTAACCAAAAATATTGTATTGGTTCTACAGATATTTTATCAAACGGTATATAGCCTGCAGATGTTGAGTCTACGTCAAATGTTGCAACCGCTGTATTGCCTGTTGCCGAAACACTATCTTTCCATACTAAAGATAAATCATCTGTTGAATAAAATCCGCCATGTAAAGTTATGAAAGCTAAGGTGTCCATTTGTGGATAAAATAATCCCACTAGTTCATACCCAGCTGGTTTAAATACTTTAGATGTTGTCATTGTAGCATTCAACGTTGTTGGTCTAGACACTAAATCTGTTGCTTGCGCAAATATACCAACTGTTATGAATAAACTAATTATTAATGCTTTTAACATTTCTTTCCGCCTTTTTTCTTATTTTTCATAATCTCGTTCCTTCTATACTGTTATTTGTATTTTATATGTTATTGCAGTTGCTGCTCCTGCTGTTAAAGCTTTTGTAGATAGAGTTCTATCATATAAAAAATACCACCCAGTAGTTGAGCCTGCTCCCACCAAACCAACCTCTTCAATAGTAATCGTACTTGCTGTATTATTTGTAAGAGTTCTATATATTTGGAAGAATACTGATGAACCAGAAGTTGTAGTATTGGCATCAAATGTTACAGCTCCATAACTTAATTGTCCCGCACCAGTACCATGTGCAATTGGCGTGGCTAAATTATAATCACTGATAGTAACTGCTGTTGTTCCTGTCCCTACCACGATGCCCGTAGTGGTTACTCCTGCTGCGGCAGCAACGTCAAAGTTATCAGCATCTGCACCAACATTATTTCTACTTGTATTACTAGTATCTATTGTTGCTAATGTAAGACTCCCAAACATTGCCGCAAGTACTTTCATAAATCCAATTACTAAACTATTAGCTTCGTGTTCACTTTCACCAGTAACATTGCCATCTTTATCAAAATCTTTGTAATGTATAAAAACTTTTACATTCATATTTAACTCATTGTTATAGATGTTGTTATAGAGGAACTACCTAATACTACTGCGCTATCTTGTATAACAGAAATCATAATTGGATAAACTAAAGCAGCCCAAGTTGCATCTCCTCTTAGGAATTTAGCTGTGTCATTAGGTGCTTTAGGTACGTAGCCGTGTTTAGCGATACTAACATCATTAGTTGTATTATCTGCTAAGACTTGCATTGCTTCAGTAATTGAGGCTGCTTTTACATCGGCTGATATATTAGGAGTAGCATCATCATAAGTAAAATCTATAGTTGCTGTATCTAGTAATATAGTCCCTATGGCATCTTGCGCTTGTTCATTAGTATACCCACCAGTAGCAGCAGCAGTCCAACCCGCATCTTGTCTTACATAAGGAGTTCCATCTATAGGGGCTTCGCCTATATATGAGCCAAGATCTGTAATATCTGCCTCTACATGTGTGTGCGCTTCTGGTGGGAATTGAGTAGGTACATCAGTTAAGTCATTATAAGATGATACTCCACCACTAGAAGTGATAGGGCCTATAATAGCCATAATATATTCTTTAGCCTTAGTTTTAATACTAGCGCTAGCTCTGGCTATTAAATATAGCCCGTCTAATACTATATTACCATTATCTGCCACTTTTCCTCGCTTTCGGATCTATTCCTCTAAAATAATCTCTTCTATTTGATAAGGACAAAAATATACGGGCAACATCTTGCACGTAACTACCATCGTTAGGCTCATCAAGTGCTTCTACATATAATGTAGTTTGTCCTCTGCCCGTTGGGAAATCCACTGTAAATAATATTAATGGTTTAAATAATTCATCATTCAATGCTTCAAAATCAGTACTAACTGGATAATATTCATTTTGGATTTTACTACGTTGTACATTATAGACATACATTTCAGTTGGGAAGGTAGCTCCATTGTCAACATAACTACTGAAATCATATAAGAAAATACTATCTATATCGTTAACATTATCAGTGCACCTTAACGTTGAGTCGGATAAATCAAAGAAATATGTACGGTTTTTATAAGTGACTGAATCACCTGACTCATAAAAATCCCATAGGTTATAAGTAGTTGTATCGATTAACGTGTAAGTATAAATCGGATCACTAGTAATATATGTGCTACCACAAGGATCTGGTGAACAGAAATAACTAGAAAAAGAATAACTAGTTCCATAGTCATCAAGGAACGAAGTTACATTCTCTATAAGTGCTCCACTTACCCAACCACAAGTTTGGTCTACATGATATTGATGTTGAAATACATTCTGAATAGGCCCTTCGTTCCAACATATAGCTGGATAGTATCTTATACTTGGACCTGATATTCCATATTGTGGAGTAAATTCGTATAATATTGTATCTGGTGAACTACTAGCCTTAATATATATTGCGCCATAAATTATAGGCATATACCATTCATAAGTGGTAGTATCTATATTTGTATTCTCTGGTACAATATCGAATATAATAGGATACCATACTAAAGTATCGTTAACTGCATAAAATAAACTAAATTTATCTATATGAGCAGTTTCAACTATAATTGATGTTGGTAATAGATTGTATGTTATTCCTGTACTATCAATTGGGGAGAGGATGGAAATATATCTCGAACTTAATAATGTAACAGCATCTGAAATTATGAATGTAGCGTCGTGCAAATTCTCTGCTTTAAATCTTAAATTAGCAATATCCTCCATAGGAATATCAAACCAAGAATAGTTATTTGCGCCTACGGTATCAATAAATTTCCATGAGAATTGATTATCATCTGTATAATACAAAAGAACTGTATCCGCCATTCCAATCCAA